AAGCATTAAACACTGGATACATTGGTGTAGTTGCTACAACTAACGTACAAATATTAGGTTCATTAAACGGAGTATTCTATACAAATGCTTCAACTAAAAAGCCGACATGGGCTAACAATTTAGCAGCTTCTAACACAGCTACTGATATCGTTGGTTTCGTGACGGACGACCCTTATGAGAGATACGAAATACAAGCTAGTTCGGATCTACCAATTGCAGATATCTTTTTAAACGCAAATATAGTTTACACAGCTGGTTCATCAGCAAACTATGTTTCTAAAGTTGAGATTGATACTGACAACGTAGGTACAACTGTAACTAGTCAGTTACGTATCATTGGAATCACAAAAGGTTTCAATAATGAATTATTAAACGCTACTACTTACGCTACTAACGTAGTTGTAACTGCTATCGTTAATAATCATTTCTATAAACAATTTACAGGCATATAATAGGAGATAATTTATGGCTATATCAAGAGGACAACTAGTTAAAGAACTAGAGCCAGGATTGAATGCACTATTCGGCCTGGAATATAAGAGATACGAGAATCAGCACCTTGAAATTTTCGATGTTGAGACTTCAGACAGAGCTTTCGAAGAGGAAGTAATGTTATCTGGATTCGCTAACGCGGAAATCAAGCCGGAAGGATCTGCAGTTGTATTTGACAACGCGCAAGAGACTTTCACTGCTAGATACACTCATAACACTGTAGCACTTGCTTTCGCAATCACTGAAGAAGCGATTGAGGACAACTTGTACGATAGACTAGCGTCTAGATATACAAAAGCACTAGCAAGATCTATGGCAAACACTAAGCAGGTAACTGCAGCGAATGTATTAAATAATGCATTTAGTACATCATATGTTGGTGGCGACGGAGTTTCTTTAGTGAACTCATCTCACCCAACTATTGCTGGTTCATTCAGCAACACGCTAGCAACTCAAGCTGACTTAAACGAAACTTCATTAGAACAATCATTGATTGATATCAATGCATTCACTGATGAACGTGGTTTAAAAATTGCAGCTCAGGGTGTTAAATTAATCATTCCAAAAGAATTACAATTCACTGCGGAAAGATTAATGAAATCAGCGTTAAGAACTGGTACTGCTGATAACGATACAAACGCAATCAGATCAATGGGAATGGTTCCACAAGGTTACGTGGTTAACAATTTCTTAACTGATACAGATGCGTTCTTTATCAAAACTGACGTTCCAAACGGTATGAAGATGTTCGTAAGAGCACCTATCAAAACTGCTATGGAAGGTGATTTTGATACAGGTAACGTTAGATACAAAGCTAGAGAAAGATACAGCTTCGGCTGGTCTGACCCTAGAGGTATCTTCGGATCACAAGGATCTGCTTAATATTTAAGCATTTTTTATTTAGTGGGGCCCCTTTATGGGGCTCCATTAATCTGATAGAAAGAATGAATTATGACAAAATTGTTTCAAGTAAAAATTAGAGCTTATGGTCACATGGCTGATTTTAACATTGAAGCAGAAGATAGTGCAGAAAGTATAGAACTAGCTATCCTTGACAAAATAGGAAAAAAAGGTATATTACTTAAAGACAGCAATAGGATGTTTTCAACATCTAAATGCTGGATAACCTATGAGGAGGTTGTAGATGATAAATCACGTTCAAGCTCTTTACACAAAGAAAAGAGCATTAGAACTTGATTGGGAGCAACACTACGTTCAAGAGGGTAAATACACTCTTGATATGGTTAAGATAGACGAAAAAATTCGTGATATCATTAACCAGATTAAAATGTCTGAAGCTGAAATAGCTCATAGACAAATTAAGGTAGAAATGGCTGCTCCTGAGTTTTCTGTAGCTAGCTAAAACCTAGCTATTTATATCCGAAAAGTAGTTTTTCGATGTAGGTATCCCTTGCGCTATTCAATAAATTCAGCTATATCTTAATCACTATACATTAACTTTCCACTATCGACGCGTATAGTCGACGGCCTAGAGACGGTATTGGAATAACTAGGAGAACACTTATGGCAAATACAACGTTTAACGGACCAGTGGTATCACTAAATGGATTTATTGGTGGACCAAACCCAAATGCGGGTGGATTCGGATCAAATGATACTGAACAAGGTGGTAAAGTACCTTACACAGCAACTAATGCAACTACACTTACTATTACTTCAGGAAGTGAATCAGGAACAAAATTATTAGCAACAGCAAATGCTGGAGCAATGGTATATGTTTCTAACGGAGCTTCTGGAAATGCAGTTTATGCTTTTTCTGATGGAGCTGAATGGTTAAGAGTTGATACTAGAGCAGCTGTAGCATCATCTTAATAATTAATTTTTTAAGGAGCTCGAAAGGGCTCCTTAATACAAGGAGAAAAATATGGCATTTAAATCAGATGTAAAACCGGTAATATGTCCGAGCAATCTTAGTACTGCAGTTTTGTTTACTGGACCTACAAGATTAAGAGGTTACATGATACAAAATGGTACTGGAACTTCTGGAACATGTATTATTAATGGTTTAGCAAATTCTACAACTGTAAGTACATCAACTAATACACAAGTTTATATTCCAATTGCTGTTGCATCAGGTGGAACTGAAACTTTAAATTTACCAGAAGATGGTGTGTTATATGCACAACGAAATGGTACGGGAATTGTTGATGGTATCGGAGTTGTTTCTAATACAAGTTTAACGGTTACGTTATTTATAGAAAAATAGGAGTCGCTCAATGGCTACTTCTTCAGGCACTACAGTTTTTGAAAAAACTTTTACTATTGATGAGATTATAGAAGAGTCTTACGAAAGAATTGGTCTTGTAAATAATACAGGTAACCAAATGAAAGCAGCTCGTCGCTCGCTTAATATTCTATTTCAAGAATGGGGCAACAGGGGACTTCATTACTGGGAAGTTGCACAAAATTCTATCTCAATGGTAGAAGGTCAAACTGTTTATACAATTTACAGATCATCAACTGATGGAACATCAGATGGTACTTTCAGTTATTTAAATGGTGCAATTACTGCAGCAGATACAACTCTTATATTAGATTCAGTTTGGCAGTTTCCAACATCAGGAACTTTATTAATTGGATCTGAACAAATTACTTATACTGGAACAAATACAAGTGCTAATTCAATAACAGGATGTGTCAGAGGTGCTAATGGTACAACAGCTGCAATCCATGCAGATAATACTGCTGTTTATGATTATAATTCCATTACTTATGGGCCAGATGATATTTATGAAGCATCATATAGAAATACACAACAAGTTCCAGTTGCAGATTTTCCACTTACAAAAATAGATAGATCAGTTTACAATTCTTTATCTTCTAAATTTTCACAAGGTCAACCAACTCAATATTGGGTACAAAGATTTATAGATAAAATTACAATTACTTTATATTTAACACCAGGAGCGGATCAGGTGAATAACGTAATGCATTACTACTATGCAAAAAGAATTCAAGATGTTGGAGCTTATACAAATATTACAAACGTTCCATATAGATTTGTTCCGTGTATGTGTGCAGGACTTAGCTATTATTTAGCAATTAAATTTGCACCACAAAGATCACAAGAAATGAAATTATATTATGAGGATGAATTAAAAAGAGCATTAGAACAAGATGGTTCTTCTTCTAGTTCATTTATAACACCTAAAACTTACTATCCGAGCGCATAATGGGAAATTTATCTAGAGGAAAATATGCTTACATGATCTCAGACCGTTCCGGTCAAAGATTTCCATATACTGAAATGGTACAAGAATGGAATGGATCATGGGTACATATAACTGAATATGAACCAAAGCATCCACAATTAGAACCTAAACCACATAATGCTGATCCAGAAGGATTACAATATGCTCATCCTGATAGAATAGAGCCTCCTGTAATTATTGAATTAACACCTAATCCATTTACAACTATTAAGTATGCAGGAAATACTTACATTAATGTTTATTCAGAAGATCATGGAAGATCAACTGGCAATGTTGTTAGATTTAGAGGACCACCAGAAGTATTGATTCCGGGCACGCCTACGCGCGAGACTTCGTTTGAATTGGTTCCATCTTTTGATGGTGTGACAGATATTTCAAATGCAAATGGATTTACAATTACAGTTGGAAAAATAGATTCATCTGGTATTGTAAATGATCCATTGAATTATTTTTATTTTAAAAGTACAGATACAGCAACAACAGGAAATGTTTCTGGTGGTGGAGCACAATGTTCTGCAGGACCAGTTACATTACAGGCTTAATATGACATACGCAGAACTAGTACAAAAAATTAGAGATTACACAGAAGTTGATTCAAATGTATTTACATCAACTATTGTAAATGGATTTATATTAGATGCTGAATGGAGAATTCAAAGAGATGTAGATTCTGATAATAATAGAAAATATGCAACAGCTACTGTTATTGCAGGTCAGCCTTATGTAAGTACACCATTACTTACAGATCAAACTTTAGTTATAAGGGAGTGTCAAATTATTCCATCAGCTGTCTATACCGGAGATAATGCTGTGGTAGAGTATAGAGATACAGGTTTTATTAACGAATATAATGCTAATAATGCCCAAGGATTACCTAAATATTTTAGCTATTGGGATGAACAAAATATAGTTTTAGCTCCAATTCCTAACTTGACATATACCATGCAATTAAATTATACCTTGAAGCCAGCAGGATTATCTGTTAGTAATACGACAACATATTTAAGTCAGCAATTTCCCTCTGGCTTGTTATATGCATGCCTTGTTGAGGCTTACGGTTTTTTAAAGGGTCCGGCAGACATGATACAATTTTACGAACAAAAGTATCAATCAGCATTACAAGGATTCTCTATTGAACAAATGGGAAGAAGAAGACGAGATGAGTATCAAGAAGGTGCTCCTCAGATTCAAAAACAAGGTTAATATAATTAGGAGTTAATATGGCTATAACACAAGCAGTTGCAAATTCGTTTAAAGGACAACTTCTACAAGGTCAGCATAATTTTACGTTGACAACAGGAAATGTTTTTAAACTTGCTCTTTACACTTCTGCAGCAACTTTAAGTTCAGCAACAACAGTTTACACTTCAACAAATG